GCGATAGAGCAGACTGATAGCGGTCTCATGGATGCGAACATCCGCTTTCTTCCCGTTCGCAGCGATCGTGGCGATGGAAGATCCGATCTTCTTGGGATCATAGCTGTTGCCCGTCATGAGCGTGCCGCGAACGTCGGCATTGTTGGTGTAGTCCACCTTGGGTGTCTTGGCCTGGGTCATGATTAATACTCCCGAACCTAGCGAAAGCACTAGGAGGGAGGAACGGAGTGTCAGTCCTTTTACGTCACGTTTGCAACCGCGTGGATATAACGAGTTACGCCACCGTCCCTCACTGCTAGTGCCAACGCAACAAACCCGCATCCCCATGTGAATGTCTGTAGACACATGAGTAGCGGGTAAGATTGTTGGCATTGCAGTTAGTGGAGACTTAGCAGGCCCGGTTAGCGCCCTAGGTGCGAAGCGTGCCGCATTCCTCACATACGTTTCACAACGTTTGCGCCCCTTTCAGGGTTAGTCCGGGCCCATGATTAGCGGCCCTTCCCTGCCCGTTGAAACGCGTGGTCTGATCCCGGTTAAGCGGAGTATCGCTACCCTTTAACCTACTATCAGTGCGCCCCGTAGCTTGCGCTACATATCACCTACTGCATTAGCCCATATTTATCCGCACAAGCGCGGCATGGCCTAACCGAGTGACCGGGTACTAATCCGCCACTAGCGTATCGCTAGGGCTTCACCGTATCCCGTAGGATATGGGTTAACCCTGCTATCAACTAGCTTAGGATCAAGGGGATACGTCCCCAGTGCCGTGCCATGTTTAACCGGAGGCAATCCCGGTACTCTCGCCTGCTATCGGTTGATCCGGTACTGATCCAGCTAGAGCCTATCACTAGGGTAGAGGATGCTGACTATTCAAACCGTGCTCAATGGAGCGGAGGCTAAGCTGGTAGCGACATCTCTTTCGAGGGCTTTCCAACTGTCCCTTAGTTCTAGGCGTGCTTAGCGGGATAGTCAAGAGGATTGTGTACCGCTGTCATTATCCCCGTGTTCCCTAGGGTTTCTGATAGCTTGGTTATCTCCCTGCATTCTACCAGGCGTGCACATAGTGTCCGATCACTGGGCTAACCCGGATCAATCCATACCATTACCGGCGGTCCTATCAGCGGGATCAATCATGCGGTTATCTATCCGGGTTACCATCCCGGTTCGCGTCCCTTGGTTATCATCAGGGTTATTCATCCCGGTATCATTCCAGCAAATAGATGCAGGTTCTGTGCTTGTCGGTATCAATTCAAAGCCGGCAATGATCCCGGATTAAACGAGATAGATGCCCCGCTTGCTGATCCGCCTTAACCCGCGTTCAGATGATGGTCTAATGATAGCCTTGTCGCGCATTATGCACGCGGTTAAACCCTGTACCGCGCACGCGGGTACACCCACCCTATGGGGGCATATGCATACGCGTTTGATCGGAGGCGCCCCCTCGTATAACAATATCAAATACAGGCCGTAGGCATGTTATCTACGATAATGTGCCGTAGGTAGGGGGCTAACCATTACAGCTAGCCCGCCTATAACCTACCACTTAGGCGTGGGTACAAGCTTACATGCCACTCGCCATACGAGGGTAACGAGCACTACGCCCCCTACTCCCGCCCCAGCGAGCATCCACAGAGCTATCTCGATCACTTCACTTCCTTAGCCCAGGCACGGAGGCCCGCCTTATCCGCGTTGCAATTCTTGAGGTCCACACGGAGAGCCCGGATCTTATAGATCAAGTCCCCGTTGACCACGATTGGTACCTTGGTCTCCACGCAATCCGCCATCAGCGAACTCGGGGGAACAAGCGCCTTGTGTCTAGTTACGCAGGCTGTCGAGGACATCATCAGGCACAGGCTGACTAGCCCAATCCCGATGCGCCTCAAGCGCAGCTTCTGTACGGGCATAGCCCCTCTGTTCATTCTTGGAGATTGAGGCTTTAGCAGCCTGCTGCCCGGTTACGGCCCGGTCCGCCGCTTCTATGCTCTTCGATACCACTCTTAGATCAGTGGCCGCGTCCTTGTTCGCATCACAGGAGCGCACCGTGAATGCCACGGCTACGATCCCGATCACGATCAGGAGGACAGTGGGGCTAACCCCTGCAACCCATCTAAGGGCTGCGGTTATACCCGTCCACAATCTTGTGCTTATTCGCGTCCCATTTCGGGACATTCGGCGTTCCTTCTCGTTAATACAGCGTGAGGGTGCGCAGGGCCTCGCCAGGCGGTCCCTCAGTGCGTCCGTGGGGTTCCATGCGGAATAATGCCGCCTCCGCCCCGCGCCGCCTGGTGAGCCCCGGGAGGGGTTTCAGGACCCCGCCAATTCGGGCGCGATCCCACTTCCTGAACTCCGCTGCGGCCCCGGTGTAATCCCGAAGTCGAAGCTTAGCTGCAAGGGTTGATCCGCAGAACTTAGCTCCTCCGATATTGAACGTAAGGCTCGTAAGCGCATCAAGCTGGTTCCCCGTAAGGGGTACTGAGGCAATGCAATTCCGTGGTCCAATCAATACCCTTTGGTGCTTGGCAATATCCTGCATGAGCAAGGTATCACATTGTTCTTGTGTAGCCCGCTGCCCCAGGCGGACCTCAGGCCCCGTATGCCCGTAGCAGATCGTGGGTATCCCCACGGGGTCCGCATAGGACGAATACCGGAGACCCTCATAGTTCTTGATGAGGGCTAAGCCCCCTGCCCCGATGATAGCCGCAGCTACCACCGGAGCGAGGAGTTTACGCATCAGCCTCGGGCTCAGGAACAACCACGGGAGCCCAGTTAGGCGTACCCATGTAGTTCATGCCGGGCTGGGGCTCGAAGCCCTCTTCCCCCGGACGCGCCGTAAGGCCGTCATCGAACTGTTCCCCGGTATCCGGGTTAGACCAAATTGCCATGGTGCTCCTTAGGCGTAAGTGATGTTCAGGCCCTTGATGTCCCCGAGGGCCACCGAGGTATTGTCCGCATCGCCGCTACCAGTAACCGTCCCGTAGGAGATACCGGCAGAGAAGTACAAACCGCTGAAGTTGTGGCTGAACGGCGCAGTAGGCGCTAGCGCGATAGTCAACACCGGAGTATCCGTGCCTACCGTAGGCGCAGTGGCCTTGTTGTAGACCTTGAGATACACCAGCGAGGCCGAGGCGTTGTACCCGGTGATTGTATGAAGATCACCAGCGGAAGCCTTGGCTACAGCCGCGTTATTACTGTTGGCAGCACTGACTAGACGCGCAGCCCCGTTAGGCTTGCGAGCCCGGTCCCAGGTCGTGCCGTTGAACTTCTGAGGAGAGGTCCACAACGCGCGGGCCGTCCCAGCCAAGTCCGTAAGCCCGGCGAGAACGGTGCTGTTGCCGTCCCCTATGGTGACATTCGGTGAGCCGACCATCAATGTGCCGTAGCCGTTGAACAGCGCGTCTACCTTGTCGCCGACTGCAACCGTAACCGGGAACGATCCGGTACTGGTGCATTTGCCGCCAATCGGCACGGTATTACCGACAAACACTGCGTCATGTGCAATGCCGTGGCTTACCCATGTACCCGTGGTGTCACCGCGCTGCCGATCCCAAGTCGTGCCGTTGAAGACACTGCTATACACCCACTGCGGGCGGTTAGACCCGCCGCTGTCCGTGATTACCGAGCCTGTGTTTCCATTACCGTCAGCACACGCCTGCGGAGAACTGGTTACAGCAAGTCCGTATATGTTGCCGCGCATCCGGTCCCAAGTCGTACCGTTGAATATCATGTTGGCGTTAAGGGCTACGCCGCTTACCGATGTGGTAAGGTGCTGGAAGCCCATGTTGGCATTGCTCTGCCCGTCAAGGCCAGCAGAGCCAGTCATAGCGGTTACGAGCGCGCCAGTATCCGTGATATAAGCCTGCACCACATCACCCTGAGCAACCTGCGTCGGGATGGCGTTACGCGCCTTGCCGCCGATGATCACTGGCTTAACCGTACCAGCTACAGCATCATGGTCGAGTGTGCCTGCCGCCAGCACGTAGCTGGGGCTAGCCGCCGTCCCCGTAGGAACAGCAGCACCCGTATTATCAACTACACAGACGCCCTGGACATTCCGAGGAACACCAGCGCCATCAATGAAGCTATCAAGCTCCTCGGCGGGCATTACGCGGTCGCCGTCGCTACGTAGGTCTTGGTCGTCAGAGCGTACCCGCCGTTAGCCGGGAAGGTAGCCGTGATGACCGAGGTGCCGGAGCCAGCAACAGCCGTGACTTCCCCAGTGTCCTCATCGACCGTGGCTACCAGCGGCGAGGCCGAGGTGTACACGGGTACGCCGGTATGACCACCAGCAGCCAGCACTGGGCCAGCGGTAGCGCCAGCAGCAAGGCTGTAGCTCTTGGAGGTAGGCGTGAATGTAGGCACGGAGACGGCGGGGATCAGGTCATGAGCCGCGTCTACGCACTCCTGGAAGAACGCCTCAAGGGCGGTAGCATCCGGGTGACGGCCATTGCCGTAGTATGAGCCCGCAACTTCAAGCTGGCTGATTGCATTAGCCGCAATGCGGCGCAGGTGATGACCCTTAGCCCCGATGCCGGGGCTGGTCAGATCGCTCTCGCGAATGGTATTATCTCCTGAGGTATTTGTTAAATAAGGAACCACCGCCACGTGACGGGGGCTTGCCGAGCTTCTTGCCCAGCGGGTCTTTCATCTTCTCCATCCACTCCCGCTTCCGCGCTGCTTCAACAGCGTGGCTTTGGTCGATGGCGAGCATCTGCACCCAGTACCTTACGGCACCTTCGACAGCATCCGCCCGGTCATCATGGAACAAGCAGTTACGATCACGGGTGATCTTGCTTAGCTGGTGGAACAGGCTGAACAGGTTGCGCTTAGAGGGGTCATGAATGGAGGCCGTATCCCGGTCCTCGTCGATCACATCCTCGTTGATGATCAGGGAGCCTCGGGCCATTACGGGCTCTAGGGTCTCAATGATCCGCAACTCTTTCTGGCCATGGACCAGATCATCAATAACGGCGCACTTCCACTTAGCATGTAGGATCGGAAGCCACACAGCGGCGAAAGCGCCGTAACCCATGTTCTTCTCGATTATCGCGGTATTGATGCGCCATCTAAGGGCTATGTCCGCGAGGCGCTCCATCTGAGCTATGCCGTACCCGCCGGGAATACCCCCGCAGGCTAGTAGGTAAATGTTGCCGTTAAGGAAGCCTGTTACAGCGTACCCGGTCTCGTCCCCGTTCTTACCGCCACCAGCGGGATCGACGTACATAACTATGCCTTGCAGCTTAGCTACGTCGTTGTCATTCTCAGCCCGTGGTAGGGCCGTGCTTAGGTGGAAGTTCGTATTGTGGACGGAGTAGGGCTTGAGCCCAGCTTGACCGAAGCTGCGTGCCACGGTCATAGGGAAGTATTCCCCGCCGCACCGCATGACTACCAAGTTCTCAAGCTTGAGCGGGAACCGCATCTGGTCATTGAGAGTGGTGTCCAGCATGTGCTGTAGCTGGAAATACGCCTTGCCCTGATCTAGCTCCTTCTTTTGGAGAACCTCCTCGGTGAGGCGGTCATCAACGGCTTGGCCCTGATCCCCGAGCATACCACCGCCATAGGCGAGTGCCGGGTCCCGGATAAGCTTCCCCTTGATGTAAGGGGCCAGCATGTTTCCGTAGTTAGCCATCTGAGCAGCATTGGGATATCTGCCGGGCCAGATGCGGATCGTGTACCCTCGCCCAGGCAGCGTGTTATAGACGCTATCCTGCGTCTGCGGGGTGCCGAGGTATAGAATACGCCCCGTCTCGCAGATCGAGGTGAAATCCCTCGTAAGCTCAAGCAGCAATTCCCGCATGGTAGCGGTGCGCGCATTCTTCTGGCTCTCGATATCATCCGGGATGAGAAGATCAGCGCGCTTACCCTGCAAGTTCCCGGTGATGCCTATGCAGGCTACCGAGGGGGACTTATCAATCCCCTTGAGGGTGTAGTGGATGTCGAAGGCTTCTACCGAGGTCCGATCGCCGTTAGTGGCATCGGGACGCATGGGCTCAAGCTCTTCCATAGTCAAAAGCAGACGGACTATGAGCGTCGATATTTCGTTGGCCTGTTTACCGCCAGCGGACACGATCAAGACGCGGAACTGCGGGTTATGGATAAGGCACCACACAGCGTAGATCGCGGTGATAGTGGTCTTAGCCTGCCCACGCTGGGCCTGTATCATGAGATACTGGGGGCCGTGCTCTAGGAAGCTAGCAATGTCATGCTGAACCGCCGAGGTCTTGAAGCCTAGGTGGAGCATCGCCTCGTCCAGGAACACACCAAAGGCGGCGTATTCAGTCTGGACGAGTTCGAGCTTTTGCCATCTTAGGAGGGCGTCCTCTGGCCCCTCCCGGAACGCCACTTAGCCCGGAAGGCCTGAGGTGAACCGGGCCTGTTCGCGGGCCTGATCAAGGTCGATAACACCAGCCTTACGGCGGGCCTCTCGGGCCTCTTTGGCTGCGACTAGCGCGCCTAGGGCGTTATCCTTGGATGGGGTGCAGGTGATGTTGTTGTTCTTGAGGAACTGGATAGCAGAGGTGATGATCGCGGCGCTGGGCGCTAGGACCGTCACAATCTCATTGCCGTCATCATCCTGCTCCCCGGTAGGGAGGGACTGCCCGTCAAGTAAGCCGGTGAGAACCTCGGCTACCTTCGTGTGAAGATCCCCAAGGATTTGTTCGTTAGCTGCCATTGCGCTTGCGCCTGATCAGCTTGTCATAAATGAACCACCCGGCCTGCATCAGGGTGTAGACCAATGTGGCCCACAGTACCCATTCTTGCAGAGATACCCCGGCCAGCATAGAGACCGTAACAGTCACTGGCGGGGATGCCTTAGCGGTTTCGAGGATATACTCCCCGACGTTAGAATGCTTCACGATTGTCCTTAGTCGTACTCTACCGGAGCCGAGCCCGAGATATAGTACACGTAATTCCCCGCGACATCCGCCTGCTTAAAGGCGTCATTCGTGGTATTGCTTGCTGGCCCTTGAACCTCAAGACGAGGTGGCGTGCCTTCGGCCCATATGACTGCGCATGGGGAGTTGTTACCAACCAGCCCACGGCCCATGTGCTCCTTAACTCCTGTTTCACCAACAGCCGTCACAATCTCAGGCAAGCTCAGGTACATCCGGCCAGAGGCCGTGCCCCTGGCGGTAACGGTGACCTTGCAGGTGTAGTGAATGACCGGGCCGCATACGGTGAAGTACGCTTTGGTAACGGCTACCGTGGTTAGAGAGCCTCCCTCGCAGGAGACCACTGGGGTCCACACTCTGCGGCGGTTATCGTCCATATCCACGCCAACGCCCATAGCTCCGTTATTATAGAAGCGGATGCCCCTAGTATTAACGGCGTTATAGCGTTTGCCTGTATTGACGAGTACGCCTGTAGTGTACCCGGTATTGCCTGCAACCGAGAAGTCCTTGACGGTGTTATCCGTATCCAAGGGCACTGTGTAGTAAGCTAGATCGTTGTCCGAGAAGCTGCCACCGATGATCCCGCGTAGCTTGCAGAATGTACCGCCAAGCGCGTTAGTCGTGGACTGCACACCGTTAATGGTAACAGCATCCGCGTTAGCGATGTCGATCATGGTCTTGCCGGCCGCCTTGGGCGCGAGGTTAACCCCGCTACCAATGTTTATCTGGGCAATGCCATCCGCAAGGATGAAGCCCTCCATAGGAGCGCAGTGCATGTCACTGAACGTGACGTCCAGCACTCTAGCAGTAGCATCCACCGGAACGGCGAAGTTCATGAAGTAGTCGCAGTTTACGAACGTGCTTCCGCCACCGATGTTGTACCCCTCGCTAATCTGCGAGTAGGTCCCGGTGGAGCTAATGGTGAACGCACCAACTACAGCGCCCACACTATCCAACACATCACAGACGCCCGGCACGAAAGTACCAACAGCGTCGTAGAGGGAGTAAGTGTAGCCGTATGCACCGTCGTCGCGGCCGAAGTACCCGGTTACCGCACCTTGCTGGAGGACCTTGCCACGCGCGTATGTGCCGGAACCGAAGGAGCCGTTGATGCCAACCATGGCGGCATAGCCGGGCTCGATCACGGTATCGAAACCAGTGGTCTCAATGTGATCAAGCGCCGCAACTACGCACAGGCCGTCCTGCTCTAGGAAGGTGCTCCCGGCCAAGTCCTGATTAACCGCGAGGCAGTCCCTAATGGACATGCTCCACGTATTCTTGGTCTTGAAGCAGGCAGCAAACGTCTGCGTAGCAGAGGCGCGGGTCTGAGAGTGAAAGCGGATATTCTTGGCATGCCCGCTGCCCAGCACCAGGCTATCGCGGTAAGGCATGTTCCAGAAGAAGGGGGTAACAGCGTCATCAGCGGTCTGAACGTGCAAGTTCTCTACAGCAAAGTAGTTGAACCTGTAATTCGCGCTGCTCTGCTGCGTGGGAGAATACTTGATCTGCGAAGCGCTATCCGTGAACCGCATGATGGCGAACTGGCCGTCAATTACGATCCGGGAGGTCGAGGTGTACTCCGTAAGCCGGATAACCTCATATACGCCGCTAGGCCCCCTGCCCTTGCCGGGACGGAGCTTAAGCACGCAGTCCCCGTAGGTAGCGAAGTTGGCGAAGAAGTAATCCAAGGCGTCGTTATCGGTGCTAGCCTCTGTGGCATAACACTCGTCGAGGTAGACCTCGCGCTGGGCCAGCAGGATATCCGCATCGCCAAGAACAAGGTCCTCAAGCGTGATGTTCCCGTTATCCACGGCCTCTTGTGCGAGGTACACCGCCTGCTTAGCATTGCGGTCAAGGTTAGCTTCGTTGAGAACAGAGCCGTTCGAGAAGTCCGCAAGCGGGCTAATCTTAGGTGTCTCACGGAAGATACGAACCGTAGCACCGGCCACGATAGCGGGGCTAACGATGATCGTGCTCGTACCTGAGAAAGTCTTGGTAGGATAAGTAGGCTCAGCATCACCTACAGTGACGGAGAGCTTAACGTGGTCTAGCTCAAGAGCAGGACCGCCAGTAAAGTTAAAGGCCCACGATACCCGTACTCCATCAGCAGTGAACTCATTGATGGAATACTTAGGGGCGGGCATTGTAATAGTGGGCATGATAGCCTTATCTGTTTCCTTTGTGCTTATCGGTATCAATTGCGGGATTGACGGCGTAGGTCAGCCGTGGTTCATGCAGCGCATGAGAATTATTCGTATATCGCTGATATTAGCCGGGTTCGCCTGGGCCGCGTACTGGGCCTTGAGGCTGTACGAGATACGGGGATCGCTGGGCTATATGCGCGGATTGCCCTCCCTGAGCCCCGAGGGCTGGGGTGCGCTAATGGAGCTAGAGCGCCAGCAATCAGCGGCAATCGGGCTGGGCGTAGGAGGGCCGGTTATGACCCTCCTACTCCTGCTGCTACTGCGCCTTATCCGGCGTGATCCCAGCGATAATGGGCTGCACATAGGGCAGGTTACCAAAGGGGAGTAGCTTCGCCGCTTTATGCGGGTTGCCGTGAATTGCTGCCCATGCGTCCTCGGCCATACCAAGTGACGGGACTAGCCCAGTAACCTTGCCACCGCCTTGGCCGCGAGCGCCCACAGCATCGCTAATCTCTTTGCCTCCCCAAGAGCCCGCCATGCCCGTGCCAATGTCTACGATGTCCCCGAGCGCGCCCGAGGCAGAGGCGTAGTTCATAGTAGCGCGTGTGAAGGCGGCTACGCTGAGGTTCTGCTCCGCATACTTCTCGCGTTCCTTGCGGGACATGCCAGCCATGCGAGCCTGTACCCGAGCCATGTGGATCGGAGCCGCTAGGCTCATAGCCCCCATGAGGTACATAGAGGCCTTCAAGGCCCCGTAGTTAACGCGGTTCCTGCCCCACTGCTTCTCCACCGAAATCAGGGAGAAGGTGCGGAACTGGAACAGGAGCTTTAGCAAGCCATCATGCGCCCACTTCCCGGTTTCCCCGTGGTACGTGCGCTGGATGATCTGCGAGGCTCCGCGCTGGATAGAGTACCGTAGGTCATCAATCTCCTGCGCCGTGAGGTTACCGGCCAGCATGTTTAGCTCTGTGAGCTTCCCGCTGCTGTCGAACTTAGCGATGCTGCCCATTTCACGGTTTAGCGCCTTGCGCAGATCAGGGCCAATGCCCATGTCATCAAGAGCGACGTCATCCGCCCCGGACTTAGCATAGGCTACGGCCTTACGGATGATCTGCTCAGCCATGCCGCGAGTTTGAACCGCGGTAATCATACGCTGCCCGGAGATACCAGCTTGAATATGCCCGCCTGCGCGGAGGGCTCTAGTGGCTATGCCAACACCCTCCCCGTTGTACGTCTCGAAGCTGCTGTCCTTATTGTCGAACGTGCGGCTAAGCTGGTAGTCGTCCATGCCGACCGCGCCGTTAAGCTGGTCGATATCCTTGAGCAGCGGGTTAGCAACCTCGCCGCCCTTCTTAAGCTGGGACACTTCGCGGGCAAGCCTTCGGAAGCCTCCGATAGCAGACAAGGCGCGATGAACGCCTAGAGCCGCAACAGCGTTAGTGTACTCACCGAACTGCGTGAAGCCCATGCCACCTAGGCGCATGTTACTCGTCAGCAGGCGGGCATTGTCCATCCAGTTATGGTTGTGCTCCCCGAACGGGGTGTTGAGGAACTCGGACGCAATCTGGTCAAAGGCGCGTAGGCCTGGGTTCTGCCCGCCAGTAGCCTTGATGGCTTCCCGCGCAACAGACAGGCCCTTCTTACCCATGATCCCGTACTGGGCCAGAGCGACTTCCCCGGATACCCTGCGCGCATAGCTGCGGTAGAGCCCGGTCACATCCTGATCGAACAGATCCATTAGCTGCATAGTACCGCCCTTCCCGTCCGGGATTTCGGTGCTGAGGTCCAGCTTGAGCCTGCTCTTGGTATGGCCTGCGCCACCACGGGAGAACTTGCCCATGAGTTTATCGGCTTGCTCTGGCGTGAGCTTAAGCGCTTGCGCCACATCGAAGACGATATCCGCTGCCTGCGGGTCGTGGAGGTTAGCCGGGACCGGAGCCCCGCCCATCGCCTTGTCTCGCCCGTTCTCAAGGTACTTCGCCGCCAGCCTGTCAGCGAACTCCCGGTCAAAGCCGTTCTGCTCATCTACAAACTGATCCGAGAGTATCTTGCGGATAGCCTGGCTTTGCTCAGGGGTGAGCTGGGCCACTACGCTAGGCATAAGCCTGTGCGGCACGTAGCCCACGCTGGTATCCCCGAGGCGGGCAAAGCCCACAGTGCCAGTAGTCTGCTGGTCGATGCGCATGCGGTTCATACCGGCTTCGAACAGGTCAGCAGCGCGGATGATCAGGGGATCAATGTCCCCGTTAAGCCCTTTGCCCCTGCCCTCGATGTCCGCCATGATGCGCCTGTCAAAGGCACGGCGTGCATTCCCGGAGTAGAACTCCGATAAGCGTCCCTTGCCCTCCTGCTTCCTGAACAGATCGAACAGGCTGTCTAACTCAAGGACTTCCCGGTTATACAGCTTCTCCAACATGTGCTGGGTCATAGCTGCCGTAGGCCGTCTTCCCGCAGCACCCGTGGTGCTTTCAAGCAGGGAGATAGACAGCGCCTTAGCTACCGGGCTTGGGTCAGACAGCATGGCAATGCCCGTGCTCTCCTGCCCTATCCACTTGGTACCTACCGCGAGTGCCTTCTCGTTGATCGGGGTTTCGGCTAGCAGCGCCTCGGCTTGGATAGTCATATCCGCTGCCATAGCGCGCTCACCGGGAGCCGAGATTGACCCGAGGTCATAGCGGTCCGTCACATCCTGAACAGCGGGGCTCAGGGGCTCAGGGGGCTTTGTGGTGCCCTCCGATGTGATGCTGGCTTCCGTGAAGCTCTCGTCATTAGACATCGCCTCAGATACCATGCGCCTGCGGGCTGGCACGGGGCTCAGGGCCTCCTTCACGATCCTGCCGGGTTCTGCATTGGCGAGGCGCTCTGCCTCCTCCTGCACCAGTGCAGGGTTCTCCGTGCCCACGTTTTTCTCAGCCTGATCCACGAAGGCCCCACGACGCTCCTGCGCGCCTCTCTGGATGGATCGCCCGGCGTCCAGCACGGTTGTATCCGCCCTGCCCCCGTGCAGCACCAGCGGGGCTGGCAGCACGCCCAGGATGAGCCCGAAGCCCGCAGCAGCAGCGTACTGCTCCGCGTTCACCCGCTCTCCTAACATGTCTAGCCCCGCCGTGATCGCCACGTTACCTACCGCACCCTCTACAGCGAGGGAGCCAACGGCAGCAGCGGACTTACCCGAGGCCCAAAGGGCACGGGACCCAACGCCAGCCATCTGGAATACCTTGCCCACGCCCACGCCAGCCACTAGGCCAACGGGGTCCACAAGGCCCCCAGTAAGCCCGTAGATCAGCCCGCTAGTCTCCTTGGAGATATAGGCATTACCACCGCTGTACTGGCGCTTGTTGCGCTCCCGCCGCTCGTCTATGCGGAGCTTAATCTGATCCAGCCCTTGCATGCTGGTGGCTTCACGAAGCTCATGTACCTCGTCATCCGTGGCACCCTCCTCGATCTTAGCCATGTTAGGGATGTAGTAGTCCCGCGCGAAGCCCTTGTCGGCCTCGGGGTCCTGCTCGTCCCAAGCCCGCGTAATAGCGGACAATAGGGAGTTATTCTGGAAGCCTGCCTTGAAGCGCCCGGTGAAGCCCACGGCCTCGTCATCCCGAACCACCTTGGCATTGGCGACATCCTCGGCAACCCCTCGCGTAGTATCTACGGAGAGGTCCGGGGCCTTAGCCTGGCTAACCCCGCCGATCGCCGCAACATCCGCTTGCTTGGCCGCGCGTGCGTCCTGCTTAGGCGTCTTGGGTACGTGGGGTGCAGCCTCCCTAGGCACGAACACTTTGTTCAAG